GATATTAACCTGCGTGAAGACCAGTATCGGATGAAAGTTTATCCGGCGAGTCTTCTCCCGACCACTCCAGCCGCACGCTTGCAGACAGTCATTGAGATGTCGCAAGCAGGCTTGATTGATAAGGCGGAGACTCGCAGCTTGCTGGATTTCCCAGACATCGAGCAATACAACAAGTTGGCAACCGCGCCGCTTGATGAGGCAGAGATGCTTGTGGAAGAGATTTTAGAAAAGGGCAAGTATCATCCACCCGAGCCTTTCAGCAATCTGCAACTTCATCTACAGTTCTTTCAGCGGGCTTATATCGAGGCAAAGATTAACGGTGCCCCTGAAGACCGTTTAGATTTGATGCGTCGATATATGCAGGAGTGCTTTAAGTTACTCCAGCCACCAGCGCCACCTGACGCTGCCATGTCAGGAGGCCCAACCCCAGTTGTTGGTGGCCCCGCGCCTACCGAACTTACGCCTACGGCAACACCGCCGAAGGAAGCCATTGATGCGTTGGCAGAAGCAGAATTGCCAGCCCCACAAGTAACTGGTGCCACGCAAGAAGGTGTGCCAGTTTAAGGAGAGAATATGACTGAAGAGGGTCAAGTTGCAGAAGAGGTTCAACCAGTTCTTGATGTGGGAGAATCTTCTGGAGGAGTTGATGGAGGAGCCTCTGGAGGAGACGACGTTTCACATGAAACAACTGGAGCGGATGATAATAACGATGGAGTGGAGAGCAGCGATGCAGGAACTCCCCCCGAACCAGCGCCCGACCCATTCAGCCGGAGATTTGCTCAACTAGCTCGCGAGCAGAAAAAGCTGCGTCAAGAGCGCGACGAAATGAAGCGCGTTCAGCAAGAGCTTGATGCACGCAAAAATACGGTCTCCTCTTTTGATGACTTGCAAAAACTTGCTCGTGAAAATCCATACGAGGTTATGCAGAAGCTTGGGCTAGATTACGAAGCCCTCAGTCGACAAGTCCTACAGGATGGCGAAATTACCCCTGAGCAAAAGATGGCCGGGGAAATGAAGCGTCTTCGTGACGAAATTGAGGTCATGAAAGCAGAGCGAGCTGAGCTTGCAAAGCAACAAGAGGCGAAGAAGTATCAAGACACATACGCGACATTTATTGACGAGATCAAAACTTTCGTGGACAATACAAAAGAGTTCGACTTCGTTAAGGCAAATAACGCCTATCACGTCGTCGCTGAAGTAATGCAAGAGCACTACAACAGCACGCAGGATGTTATGAGCTACGACGATGCTGCCAAGATGGTGGAGGACTACTACGAGGCTGAAGCAGAAAAGTATCTCGCAGTGCCGAAACTAGAGCAGAGACTCAAAGAGCGTTATGCTCCAGCGAAAACAGAGTCCGTGGCTGGACAAGAAAAAGAGGAAGCGCAAGCTTCTGAGAAAAAGCCACCGAAAACATTAACAAATTCCCAGGTGCAGCGTGCGCCAGGGGATAAGCCCGCGAAGCTTAGCAAGCAGCAGTCTCTAGATATGATTGCGGCTAAGTACGGGAAAAGTCTGTTTCGCCAGGAGTAAGATGATTTACTCCTGTTAGGAGTAAAGTTATGGCTCTCGATTTAGGTACCGTTACTCAGGCTCTCAAAGAGCACTATAAGGACCTTACGGTCCAAGAACTCGTTTACAAAGACAATCCTTTGCTTGCGCTTATGCCAAAGTACGAGCGATTCGGCGGTCAAAACATGCCGATCCCGCTTATCTTCGGTAACCCGCAGCGCCGTTCAGCCAACTTTGGCAACGGTAAAGGCGTCACCTCTACCTCAAGCCTTGGGCGTTTCGTTCTTGAGCGTGTAAAAGATTACTCCTTTGCAAGCATTACAGGCGAAACCATCAAAGCAACAGAGAGCGATGTTGATGCGTTCCTTCGATACGCCACTATGGAAATCGATGGCGCTATGCACGCCCTCAGCCGCTCTATTGCTGTTTCAATGTATCGGGATGGAACAGGATCAATTGGGGCTGTTTCAGGTATTAGTGCGGGCGTTATTACCCTCACTAACGCTGATGATGTAACAAATTTTGAAGTGGGCATGGTTCTAAACATTTTTGCTCCACTTTCGACCTCATCAACAGACTCTCGATTCCTAAAGCCAAACTCAGGCACTCAGCGTAATGCTGACATGACAATTACCGCAGTCGATCGCTCGGCTGGTACTGTCACTGTTTCGGGCACATCCAGTGCGGTGACCGCTAATGATGTTATTTGTCAAAAGGGCGATATTAACCTGAAGCTCTCAGGCCTTGAGGCGTGGGTACCGCGTGTTCTTGACACCCACAATCAAACCCTGTTTTCTCAGAATCGAAGCACTGACGTAAGCCGATTGGCTGGTCAGCGATTCGATGGCTCTTCGCAGCCAATTGAAGAGGCGCTCATTGGTGGGGCTTCAATTGTGAGCCGTGAAGGTGGCAATCCTAACTACTGCTTTATGGACTTTGCATCTTTCTCTAACCTAGAGAAAGCTCTTGGCTCGAAAGTTGTGTATGGCGAAGCGAGAGCGCGTGACGTTGATGTTGGATTCTCGTCCATCCAGATTCGCGGGCCAAAGGGTACGATTCAAGTTGTACCTGATCAAAATGTTCAGCCAAATGTTGCGTGGATGCTTCAGTTGGATACCTGGACTTTTAACACTCTAGGCAAAGCACCTCAGTTCCTTGACTACGACGGGCTCGAAATGCTTCGCGAAGCAAGTGACGACGCCTATGAAGTTCGTCTTGGTTACTACGGAAACGTTGCCTGCAACGCTCCAGGGTACAACTGCCGAATCGCTCTAGCATAAGGAGAGTGAGACATGGCTAACAGAGATTTTAAGAACGTTCAGGCTTTGCAGCGTGAGATGAAAATTGTCGCTGGTAAAGTTAGCAGTAACCCAGCAGTAGCGCTGCCTTTAGGGGTTGCAAGTGTCGCTCTTGACACAAGCACAACCCCCGATAGCTTAGTTATTACACTTGAAGACAAATATAATGATCTTTACAGCGCGAGTGCGCATCTTGCAGCAGCGAGCGCTGTGACGGCGATTCAAAAAATTGGCTTCACCAACAACAACACAATTACCCTGACTTCAGCATCAGGCGACTTTGCTAACGCTGAAGAGGTTCACCTTACTTTGTTCCTTAAGAACACAAGCGTGGACAAGTAATGAAGGGCAAAGGCAAAGGCCTTGCTGTCATGATTCTGGAGAAAGCCAAAGGCAAAGATGCTGATGGCTCTTCAGATGATGATTATGGCAAAGCCAAAGAAGATGCGGGCAAACGTATGGCTACAGCCATCAAGGAAGACGACGGTGCTGCATTCGTCGAAGCTCTTGATGACTATCTAGACATGCGTATGTGAGGGGGCTGTCAGCATGGCGGAAATTCAATTCGATACGTTAAGTACGAGAGCGAAGCGCCGTGCTGACATGGTCAACAGCTCGTTCGTAAGCGAGGAAGAGATTAAGGACTACCTTAACTCTAGCATCGCTGAGCTGTATGACTTCCTTGTGAAGAGCTATGAAGATTACTTTGTAAAGACAACAACCTACACTGTTCCCCTTACGACCGGGGGCACAGCGGATGATTTACCAAGTGACTTCTACAAGGCTTTGGGTGTTGATTTTGTTTCTGGCGGGATAACGTCAACACTCAAGGCTTTCTCTTTTACCGAGCGAAATATCTACAATACGCCTTATGCCGTCATCGATAGGCTTGCGAAACCTATGTATAAAGTTGACGGAAGCAAGATTAAGATGATTCCTGAAAATGTACAATCAGGAACAATCACCTTGTTCTACGTTCCACTTGCACCAGAGTTCACAAGCACCGCGAGCGGCTCAAGTAATAAACTTGAGTTCATCATTCCGGGTTTCGTGGAGTACGTGATTGCTGCGACAGCGATTCGTATGTTGATGAAAGAAGAGTCTGATACAAAGGCCCTTGAGCTTGAAAAGCAACAATTGGCAAATCGAATTGTTCGGGCTATTTCTCCGCGAGATGCTAGTGGCTCACATGCTATCCGTGACGTTCGCAAAGGTCGTTATAGGGAAGACTTCATCCTGCGATATTGAGAGGTGAGAGATGACAACTCGATTCGGGCGCGTCCTGCAAGCAGGCGCAGAAGTCACGCAGTCACAAGACCGAGCTCAAGAACTCTCTGACTTTGTTGAAAAATGTCCATTGCTTGATGGTCAACTTATTGAAGACATAGGCATTTTAGCCAGAAGTGGTGGAATACAAAGAGATACGGTGGTTCCCCATAGTTTGGGAAGGGACTACAGAGGCTTTATCATCGTGAATACAAACACGTCTTCTCCTCCTTTCGAATCATCGACACTCAACACAACTAAATCAAAAACTCTTTTGCTCACAACTTTGAACAGCAGTGCGCACACTGTTTCACTTTGGATTTTTTGATGCCTCTCAGTAAGAAAAACATATCGATACCGTTTGCCTTAGGGCTAAATCAAAAAACGGGTGATGCATCCTCTGAGGTTGGCACATTACGAGACTGTAAAAATATTCAAATTGATAAACTTGGGGAAATAAAGAAGAGACACGGTTTTGTTTCTCAAGTGCAATCAGGATCAAACTCTACACCTTTTGATTCTGTAAATCCGATTAGGGGTAAAAGACTTACCTCTTTAAACAATAGCGCACTTATGCTCGACGGCTTACGTGGTTATTCTGCTATTGCCGGAACTACGAAATATAAAGATGTAGGCAAAATTTTAGCTACTCAACTTGAGCAAGAAAACATTCACGAAGCAAATGAGGCCAAAGTAAGCCCTATCGCGTTTAAAAGAATCACGGTTACTTATGGCGTGCTTGATGTGTACCTTTGGACCGAAACTGTCCCTTTTACGGCGGGAGAAAATCTAGGGGCGACTTACAAAAGTTTCATTGAAATAAGAGATCAAGATTCGGGCGTTCGTGTGTCTCCAATTATAGAGCTTGTTTCTCAATCAAGAGAGACAACACACGGATCATCGTTTAATTCAGAACTTGAATATTTAACAATGGCACCGCAGCCTCAGATGTTGTTTTCATCGACGACAGATCATCTTTATTTCTTTTATTACGGTGGCTCTGGTTCAAGAAACATCATTAAAAGAACCATGGATCTGAGCGGAGCATCTCCTTCTTTTACGCTTTCCAGCCCATCAAACTTCATAACATTGGTAAATCCCTCAGTCGGTACTTTTGCCTGTGATTCCTATAATGACACGCAAACTATGTACTTCGCTTATTATCGATCTCAAACGAGCTCTACAGATGACCCTGGTGATTTGAATCTGGCTCAAATATTAGAAGCGGGCGCGGACAACCTGGTTGTGATAAACACGGTGCAGGTGACAAACAGTGTGTATGCCACGACTGACAGTCAACGTAGTGATTTGGCGACTAAGACAGGATGTCGAGTAAACATTGCCCTTCGAGCACTTAACACATCGGCAAACTTTAACGTATTTATTGCTTACTCTGTTCAGAATTCTGGTAAAGGTGGATCAAACGAATATCGAACGTTTTTAGACTTTTTTAAGCCAGATTTAAGTAATTCGTTATTTACTCAAACCTCTCTGCCCGACGGCTTAGCTTTTAGTGTCAATTCGAGACACGCAATCTTAAACTCGGCGACTGCCGGGGTCAAGTCCGGCACAGGCAGCAGTGTTGTCTACAGTGTGGCTTTAGAGATTTGCTCTGATCAAGGGCAATCTTTAATTAACACCTTGAAGGGATCGGTTACGCCCTCCGTGGCGACCACGACACAATACAAAACCGGACTAGCCAATTTAGCCGCATCTACAGCAGTCACCCCCAGCTTTGGCGAGGTACCTGCCCAGGTCATCATTGGAGCGTCAAGCGGCTCAGTAAGTGCGAGTGTAGTAGACATTATTCACCCAGGAAATCAGTTCTCGGCATCTACAAATGCAATTACTCAAGGCGTAGCTACGGGGTCGACTGCTCCTGTGGCTTCCGGAAACATAGAATCAGATGTTTCTCAAATTGATTTGATCAAGCCTGATCATGGCATTTTCTTTCTTGAGATAAACTCAGACAGTCTACCTAGTGGCGTTCAAGACATAACATCGTTTACATATAAAGACGCTTCTCTTGTGTCCGATATGATGCATCATCACTTTACCGGCACCACAGACTTTCATCCTTATTTCGCTATCTCAAAAACGTTAGGTAATTCTAGCTCTTCTTCTGGCAATACCTACATTGCTGATGGCGACGGAGATATTGTCGCAACCTTCCTCACAGGTAATCAGTCTTTAAACTTTACCTCTGAGATAAGAAGCAGAATAATCAACAAGTTTTCGTTAATGTCTGGTCTTTCTAGAATCCATAGTCAGGCAGAGGATTCCAACACAAGATCAGAATTTCTTTTTGGAGCTAACGAGTTTGTTGGCGATGAAGATGTTTCTGGTGACTTAGGTCAAACCCTTGGCTCAACGCTCTCAACAGATCAAAAGTTTAGAGGCGTTTTGTATAGCTTTAAAACTGCGGTTTTTAGGGAGTATCCCACTCAAGAAGTAGGTCTTAAAACCTACATAGGCGGCGGCAGTCTTTTTGTTTTTGACGGTGCCAGGATTACCGAAAATAACTTTTGGGAGTTTCCTCAGATTAGGCATTTGAAAGCGTCAGCACAGTTAACGGGCGCATCAGGATCTCAGAGCGTTACTTATGCGTTTGTGTTTTCCGCGGTTGATAATGCCGGGGATCTTCATGAGTCTGCGACGGTGCTCAGTGACGTGATAGCGAAGGGAAGTTCGCAATCTATTTGTGGGCAAATTTACATCACAGATTCGACTCTTAGATCTTTAACCAGTGGCGGCTCAGACAGACCTCAACTAGACATATATCGCACCGAAGATAATGGATCTGTTTTCTTTAAAATCCAGTCTATTTCCTTTAATGAGACAGACAGATTTCTCACCTTTGTAGATGACTTTAATAACACTATCGACAAAGAGCGCCTGCTTTATACCACGGGCGGAGTAGCTGATAATCAAACAACTGGATCAATATCTGACTTAGCTCTCTATAAAAACAGAGTCATGGCGACTTCTGTGGCTGGTGACAATCTTGTCCTTGCCTCTCGCCCTCTTGAGCAAGGTTTTTCCTGTGGCTTTCCCTTAATTGCGCCATTTCAAATTTTGATACAAGATCAATCTGAAAAAATTACAGGCATTGAAAAAATGCCAGACTTTTTTCTTTGTTTTAGTCAGAGTAATGTCTATGCCGTTTTTGGCGATGGTCCCAACGAGGCAGGTATCGGAGCTTTTACCGGACCTAAGAACATAGGCCCAAATCAGGGAATGGTTGAAGGCACTCCACACTTATCAACATCTCTAGGAGTGTTTTATATTTCTGAAAGAGGCCTCTACTTAGTCACGTCCAACACTCAAATAGGGTATTTGGGTGCATCTATAGAGGACGCATTCATTGAAAACAGCGTAACGGCTGCATCACCTTTTCCGCGTATACCAGTGAAGTCGATTATTCTTGATGATGAGTCTAACGAAATTCGTCTACTTATGGAGAAAAACTCTGCGGTCTTAATTTACAACACGTATTTCAACACTTGGTATGAGTGGGAGATTGCAACCGGTAACACGACAAATCAAAAACTTGTAGATCACAAAATAATAAATGGCAGTTATCTAGTGCTTCAGGAAAATGGTTCTATCCTTCGATCTGATAATCTTGATGTGTCTGCTATTGGTTATGTAGACAACTATATCAATGCTGCGGGAAGTGCCGCCTCGTCATTTATCACCATGGAGGTTCAACTTCATGGAATTTCTGCAAACGGCATTCAAGGAGCTCAAAGAGTTTATCGAGCTCAAGTTCTTGGTGACTTTAAATCATCTCACAATTTATCGATGACTGTGTTCAACGACTTTTCGTCTTCGGCTGCTGAAACTCACACTGTGGGAGTAAGCTCAGATACAGGCCCCTATTTGTTCCGTGCGCATCTTTCTAATCAGAAAAGTAGATCTATGTCTTTGAAGCTTACCCTTACAGGTAACGGTGAGGCAGCGATTTTAAGAGGCGTAGGTTTTGAAGTTGGATTACGTCCGGGAACCTTCAAGTTACCCGCAGCGCAAACTATTCAAGAGGTTTAAAATGGATCGAAATTCTTATTCTCCGACTGTGCAATCTATTCTTCAGGATGTTCAATTAACAGAAGGACAAAAAAGGCTGAATTTAGGTCAGGCTCAAGCCTTAAATTCTCAAGCCCTTGCCAGGGCAAGACAATTGCGAGGACGGCAGGTTTTAAATCAAATGGTCAGAGATGCGATGAATCAAACTAGGCTTGAAACAATTAAACAAAATGTTGATTCGGCGCTTGATACGTTGGCTACAAAAAAGGCCATAGAACAATCTGTTGGGATAACTGGAGCGGCAGCCCAGGGGTTGTTAGCAGGAGCTAGAGCAGGCCTATTTGACCCAGAAGAAGAAACCTTAGATGAAAAGGTTGATCGAGCAGGGCAAGAGCTTGGTAGGCCAGAGCAATACGATGAAACTCTTCCAATAGAGTCACGATTTCAAGCCGCAGGTCAATCGCTTTTGCAACCCAGCGCAATGACAGACCCCGAATATCAAAGATATTTAAGGAATAAACGAGCTTTAGATTTAAGGCAAAGCATGATGCTGAACCCTACTTCATTTGTTGATTTTTCCTTTTTAGGGGATGGTTAAGTTATGGCAGAGCAAGATTTTGATGCGGCGAGATCCGCAGAAGAAGAAATCCAAAGAGATCGAAACGCCCGCCGTCAGGCTCAGCGAGAAACTTCTCGCCCTCAACAGGGGCAGAGAGCCCCGACTAGAGAACAGATTGAGGCGTCTTATACCCCGGAAAATCTAGCCTTTGGCGCACGTAGTCGAAAAGGACGTAAGCTTGGTCTCTCCGGTGGCTTGCTTGAGGAATACATTCGTCAATCTGAGATAGCTGCCGGAGACGCTCCCGACAGTGCAGCGGTCGAGGACATTCGAGCTATGGGTTCAGGCCTGCAAGCTCAAGCACGAGGCGCTGGTGCCAGAGGCAGAGACCCATTTGCTGCGGCACGTAATATTCTAAGTCAACGTGCTGCTGGCGAAATTTTATCAGCGCAAGAAAGAGAAATCGCGCAACAAAGATTTGCGGAACAAGCGCAGGCCCGAGAAATCTTAAAGCAGATAGAACTAGGCGCAGAAATTCGTCAGCAGCAAGAACGCCTCGCAGAAGCGCAGCGTGAGGATTTCTTGTCTCAGGGTATCGGCGGATTGCTTGGTGGTGGTCTTGGCGCTCTTGGTGTTTATTTGGGTGGCGGCGGTCCTTTGGCTGCGTATCAAATGGCAATTGGAGGGGGCGGGACAGCCGGTAGTCAGCTCGCACGATTTATATCTGATGAACGCATGAAGACCGATGTTCGTGATGGGAACAAGGAGATTCAGGAGATGCTAGACGCCATTGCTCCCAAAACGTACAATAAATCAGGGAAAAAAGAGACCGGCGTCATGGCGCAAGATTTAGAAAAATCTTCAGCGGGCAGCGAGATGGTTGAAGAGGTTGAGGGTGTGAAAACTGTGGGGCCTGACTTTAACAAAGTGCTCGCAGCTCTTGGTCAGCTAAACGATCGAATTAATAAGTTGGAGGGCAAAAAGAAATGAGTAGTTTTTTTCTCGGCCTAGAAGGCGATGAGTTACAGAGAGAGAAGGACAAAGTTCAGGCCCTTCGAGAAGAAGAAACTAGGAAGATGATGGAGATTTTAGGTCAGGGCATGGCCCCCGCCAGCATCACCACCGATGTGCCAAATGTACTTCCTCCAACAATTGCTCGTCCCGGTGAGGCAGCGCCAGGACAATCACAAATTTTGCCGTTTGGTATAGAGACTGAGACATTGGCTGGTCCTATGATGGTCCCCGCTGGTCTTGCTCTTCCTGGCATGGGTCCGGGAGAAGTAGGCCCTCCGCCTGTTGGTTTGCAGCGTCCACCGGAAGACATTCCTGATTTACCGGGGAGATACGACGAGATTCGAAAAATCGGTGATCGAGCCATGGGCGCGCCTTTTGTTAAATCAAAAGAAGCTCCTCAGTTAAGAGAGGAACTCACTGATGTTCGAGACAAGCTCAAAGATATTGAAGTAAATCCATTGGGCTTTATTAAAGACGGTGCGCCTAAATTTGCAGCTATCGGTGCGTTGATGCTCGGTGAATATGCACGAGGAGCATCGGGCGGAAAATTAGGGAATGTTGCCGCTGATACCTTGTTTAAATTCGCAGACTTAGAACTTAAAAAATCCTTAGCTCAACAAGGTCCGCTTAAAGCGCTCCATGATGGCTTAGTGAGGCAGTTGGGCAGCGAAATGGCGGCGACCAATAGTATTCGTAACGCTTTGTCTCGGGGATACATGACCAAACTGCAATCAGAGTATGCGATTCTTCAAGACGAGCGAGCGTCTGTGCAAATGTTTAACAGACAAATGCAGGAAGAGAGAAAAGCCGACGCAGCGATGGCTAAAGAGTTGAGAGATCAAAGACAGCGACTCCTTCCGAAATTTGGAGACACGCAAGACCTTGTCAAAGCCGCTTCAAATGATCAAGGCACCGCGACAAACCTTCGACGAGCAATAAGCGCCATTGATACAATGGTAGACAATGATGAAAAGATTGAGCTTGATGACGATGATCGCACCGCTATCGGTAATATTCTAAACTCTGCTGCAAATCTTTATGCGCAAGGTGAATTAGGCGTCGGTCAAACAATCGCATCAGAGTTAAGCAGCAAGGTCTCAGGAGCCATTCAACTGCAAAACGCAATCAACGCTATTGCATTCGGTCTGGCGTCTCAAAGTCAATCAGCGTCATCTATCTCGGACAAGGATGTTGGAATCTTCAGAAACTTGCTTGCGAACCCGGTTCTTCCGTTAAATGATGTTCGTAGCTTCTTGCGTCACCTTGAGGTTAAATCTATCGCCAACGAGAAGTTTAACAAACTCTTATCAACTGGCAGATACACAGTTGAGGAAGCCAACAAAGAAACTCGTAAACTAATGAAATCTGAAGAGGGAATCGATCACGATCCTAAGTTTGGTTACCTCACTCAGTTCACCATCAAGCAGAAGTCTGAAGCGGGCAACCCTGAGATTCGCGCTCTTCTTTCAGAGTTTGGTACTGAATAATGGCAGATTCTACCCCAGAGGTTTTCTACTTTGATGC